CATCGAAGCTAACATCAGTTGGAATATCAGTACCAATAAGATTTGAGGGGTCTGTCGGATCTGCAATCTTAGCTGCTCGTCTACCTACATCTGGTTCTGGTACATCTAATCCAAGTTCACGAAACGACTTAACAATAGGTGTTGAAGTAGAACGACAATTCCAATGTCGAGGCGGACCACCGTTCCAAGGCAACTCATGACCAACAGGAATGTATTCTGGTAATGTCCAAACCTTGCCTGCATAAGCTGTGCATATCAAAGTGGTTCGATCATCTAGTGTTGAGATCTGCTGAATAGCTTTGACAACATTACTATTGTTCTGCCATGTTTGTATTCGAGCATCGTTAGCAACTTGCTGAACTGCTGTTCTGGTTAATGCTCTCAGATCTCGATTACTGGCATTAATAACTTGACCAATATCCCTTCTGATTTCCTCATTCGTCTTACCACCAAGAAACCCCTCGACAATACTCTTTTGAAATCTATCACCGAAATTGGAACGTTGAAGCGCTACTGCATCATCAACTGTCGTACCTATGGATTGTAGACCTATTGTTGGTGGGGTTCTACCAAACTTAGCAGCAGCTTCGAGTTGTTCGGCTGAGAATCCGGTTGTGATTAATTCAACACCGGCTTTCTTATTGATGATCTTAGCGGCATCAGCAACTGATATTTGGGCTACTTCGACTAGGGTTGTTTCGAGTGATGACTGAATACCAGCAAACTCTTTGTCGATGATTGCACCTATCTTAGCAAGGTTAGTCACCTTACGAGCAATCTGTCTTGGTGTTCTTGAACCAGCACCACCTATCCCTAGTTCGTTAACGATATTTCGTTGCAAGTTATTAAGAATCCTGGACATATCATTCTGAACTCCGGCGTCGAATCTCAATAACTCAACCGTTCTAGTTACAATGTCCCGTTGTAAAGATTCATTAACAGTGGCCATTATTGATTACCGAATAGCCCACCCAAGGTATCTCCGACATCATTCCTTGCAAGCTCGGCTTCAGCTTCTGGATCAAAAGATTGAGCAAGCAAACCACGTCTCTTGATTTCTTCGAGTAGAGTTTTGGTTGATAGCTTGCCAACACTAGCCATACGAAGTAGCAAATCAGCTTCTTCGACACTACCAACAGCGATGTTGAAATCATCAAAGAATTCAACACTACCAACAGTATCAGTATCAATATTACCAAGCAATGCCATGTGCTTCAGTGAGTTCTCAATAGCTGTTTCAAGTTCACCAACCATACGTTGTAAGTCTGAATGTGCGGCAGCAGCATCGATGGCTGATGCAGTAGCTGTGACATTACCACTACGTGGAATCAATAGTTGCATACTGAATGCTTCCATCTGTTCAAGCAAATCTTGTTGATGTGTTCGACCAGCAGCAATAGCAGCACCAGAATGCTCAACGTATCTCAGATCGCCTTCTGGGTTGTCAGTATGTACCAAACTATTCGGTGATACTGTGATCTCTTCTGAACCACCTCCTTCTGGATCTGCGCCCGATGATAATCCCTTACCAAACATAATCGGAACACGAGCAATATGTAGAACGTGATTCTGGTCTGATACTGATTCCCAGTGAGATTGATTCAAATCAGCCAAATCTCTCAGCGGTGGACTACCAACTAGAAAGTCTTCCTTGTTTGTGTAGAACGTAACCAACGGTATGAAGTCTAATGCTGTTGGGCCAGAATCAACTATAACCCAGTCTTTGGTCTTTGGATTCTGTTGCCACAATTCGAAGAATCCTGGTTCAAGAACACGAACACGACTGACGGATGTTTCACTAAATCGTCCGCTATCAATCTTTGCTGTCTCCTGAATACGAATTTGTGTTAATGTCTCAACACCATCATTGATGACAGACTTCCAACCGATTAATGCTTGTGCTTTGATGTGTGTTAGATATGGACGAAGACCCCGAGCTTGTACATCTGCAAGTGTTAGCACCCCATCTTCATCAGTAATTCTTGGAAACTCAGCCAGTATATGAGACTTACCAGCTATCAAAGCATCTTCAAACACCATACGGGCAAACGTATCAAGATTGTTTCCTTCTCTATCAATATCCTCTGATACCCATTCCTCTACTTGCTGATTCATATCTTCTGATAGCACAACAGGCTTTGTGAATGGTTTGGATGATAGATTGCTTACTGTTTTCTTAAAGACATTAGTAAGTGTTGCTCTTAACAGTCTGTTTTTATAATCTTTATCAAGCTCCTTCGAATTTTGTGGGAGATATGCTTTACCTGCTTCACGCATCCCAACAGTTCCGTTCATCAGAGTGAATGGTAGATCCCAGTGTTTCGTCATCCACTTATACGGTTGAGACGGCTGAGCAACATCGTTGTTGTTTGCAGTAGACTTGAGTGATAGATCTTGTAAAGACTTAATCTGCTCTGTAGTGAGTGAAGTATGAGACATTCCTAATATTTCCTGGTAGGGTCTGTGTATTTATTATTCGTCATAGATTCAAGCTGGTCGCCATGGCTTTAAATCCACCAATCGGGAAAACCCCATGCACGAGATAGCCGGTAGCATCCAGAATATGGTCTAGATTTTGAGACTTATCTGGTATTGATGTATTTTCTTTGTACGTATGACCGAGCAAGCAGTCTTTAAGATAGGTGCAATTGGGATGAATCCACAATCGATGGTCTCCCTTGTGGTTGGTGAACAACGCATTGGTTTCATTTATTCTATCAGCAACATAGGGATTTGCTTTCGGTGATGCTATATCAAACCCAGCATTAAAAAGCATCTGGTGGTCAGTCTGATGTGATGATGTATGCCTGGACTTACCACTAGCATCTGGATAGCATATTATCTGATGCTTACCATATCGGTTCTTCACTTCGGATATGAACTCCGGGGTATTCGAGTCTGTTAATTTGAATTCATCGAGTATGACCAACTCCTTGATTCTCTTTCCACCTGCTTCACGGTATCTGATTTGTGCAGCAACTGCGCAGTAAGGGCTGACATTGAAATCCACACCCAACAATATTGGCTTTTTCTTGTCAAACTTAATGGTTTCATCGAGATGGGTGTTGATATCAAAAGCATAGTAGACTCTACCTTGTAACGACATAAACGATGCAAGATATTCCTGTTCAAATACTTTGCGTGGAAGCGTCTCAGAAGCCTTTTGTACTTCGTCAAGATCCACCTGACCTCCCTGAAGTGTTGTGAATTGGAAACTATTCCATTCGTCATATTTCTTTTCCTGGTTCCATAAATCGTAAGACCAATTAAACCCGACTGGGGAACCGATGAACAATCCGGTGCCCTTTCTATCGGCCAGCATGGGGCGTAGCACCTTAGTCCACACCCCTTCCTCCATGTAGCCAAATTCATCAAGAACAACAAAATCTAATCCCTGTCCTCTTAACGTATCAGCATTATGCGTACCACGAACTCTGATTTTGCTACCATTAATTAATCGAATCTCCATTCGACTGATGTTTGGATCCCCAGATAATAATGTCCTCGGAATCATATCAACAATTGCATCCCACATAATATCTCGGGCTTGTCCATATGTTGGTGCTGCATACATCACATTCTGCTTCCGTGCTTTAGTTGCTGCTCGCCATATTTCCTGTAGGGCAAGAAAGGTTTTACCAAACCGTCTACCAGCAATACAAACCCTGAACCTGCTATTATCTCGATATATGCGTGATTGAGCTACCGTGAGTTCTGTCATTTATTGAATTCATCATGCGGAAGCTCAGCCTCTTCCGATTGCAATTGGATTGTTGGAAAATCAATATCCTTGAGTTCGATTACTTGCTCAACGGTTTGTCTTGGTTTACCGTGACCATATCCCAATACCAATTCAGCAGCCTTTAATCGATCTGAGGGTTTATATTGATCATTTGGATTTTTAATAAACTCTCCAAGCATTGCAAGAATACTCTTATCAAGTGCTTTACAATCAGCTTGTAAGCTTGGATCTCTTTTCTTCTTTGGTCTTCCAGCAGGATTACCGGATTGTCCTTTTTTGAATTTACCCTTCGCATTGCGATTGGTTAGTGTTGTAGCCATTTGGCATTGCCTCCTGGTCGAGCAACATTGTCGCTCAGTTTATAAATTCCTGATTATAATTGTCGAGCAGAATCATTTCTATAGTCCACTCGCTTCTATCCTCGTTGTGTTTTGCTGCCCACTTAAACGCTAGCTCTTCAGTAGAGAAGACACATGGCGATGTTCTACCAACATTATTGGTGTCTCTGACATGCATCTTGAATACAAATTGCATAATTATTTATCCTCTTGTTTTCTTCCAGCACAATCAGGAATATTAGGACGAATCCTTAATCGTTCGTGGTTGTGAGTATGGTAAGTTCATTGGTTCCGTAATATGACGCCAATATATTCCTCGTTGGATGTGACAGATTGCAACCTGACTGCATCCATAAATGGAAGCAATTTGTGATTGTGTTAGCCCTTCTGGATTCTCGAAGATCCACATCACATCCTGTTCCGTCAATTTGTGTTTTGGATTTCGTTCACCCTTCAAGAATGGCATTGTCATTATTCCGATATAGTTTCTTATATTTATAAGTCGTAAACTTTTATGCTCTATACCACTTGCAAG